ACCTTCATGTCTCTGGTGCCTTTGGTTCAACAGCGATTGAAACTCTCACCGCTAACGGCACAATATCAGCAGATACAGGACTAACACTTATTGATGCATCTTCATCTCTTGCAGTGAATAATACCCTTTCTTTCACAATCGCAAACGGAACTTTTGCGGGACAAGAAAAGAAAATTAGAGGACTAATCATTTCGGGTTCGGACGGCACAACCTCAACAGGAATAAGTATTGCTGGAACTAACATAGACTCTCCTCCAACTTCTCCTGCTGGACAGATTAATTTGTCTAGTTCCTTTGGCGCAGGGACTGGACCAGTGTTTCAGCGAGCAGGGTGCTCTCTAGTGTGGGATGGATCAAAGTGGCTTCCTGTTGGCAATTTTAACTTTGACATTAATAATACAGGTCGAACCTTCATATAAAACATTTCTAGTCGTTTACATTTTTAATCTACTATTTATTTTTGATGTAATATCATCATTTAAGGGGATTAATCTATGTCTACTATGCTAGAACAAGCAATCGTTGATGCAAAGGCTCTTCGTGAAGCCGCTGTTAAAAGTGCTGAAGCCGCTATCGTCGAGAAATATAACGACGAAGTAAAAGATGCTGTAAGCAAACTTTTGGAACAAGATGACGAAATGGATCTTGGTATGGAACCAGAAGCAGAAGTCGAAATAGACAGCACTGCTATGGAACAAGTACCAATGGCTCATCTTTCTGACGACGACGAAGATATTGTTGTTGTAGACCTTGATGACATTATTGCTGCCGCCGAATCCGAAGAAGGCGAAGAAGAAGCAGTTGAACTTGATCGTGAAGAAGTTGCTGACGAAGTCGGTCTTCCCCTCGACGACGAAATGCCTGCTAACCGTGACGATGAGATTGAACTTGACCAAGAAGAGCTTATTGATATGTTCAAAGAGATGCTCGTCGTTGATGTCCCACAAGTTGAGCTTGAGCGTGCTGAAGAGCGCCTCACTCAGGACCAAGTTGAGCAGGACGAAGAAGCAGAAGCAATCAACACTGACGGAATGGACGAAGAGGATGCTGAGAACCTTCGCCGCTCCGAAGAACAAAACGAAAGCCTTCAGAAGGAAAATGCTGAACTCAAGCAACTTCTAGGGCAAGTAAAAGAAAAACTACAAGAAATAAACTTGCAAAACGCAAGATTATTATATGCGAACCGTGTGCTTGGAGATTCCTCCTTGAATGAGCAGCAAAAAGCTAAAGTTGCTGAGCTAGTTTCCGCAGCACGTTCGGTAGAAGAAGCGAAGATGGTCTATGAGACTCTTCAAAAGACAATGGCGGGTATTCAAAGCAATGCTCCACAATCGTTGTCTGAAGCTGTAACTAAGAGATCATCTGTGATTCTTAGTGGGAATCGTAAAGAGGAACACACTGCCGAAAAGAGTCCAACATACAATCGTTGGGCGACGCTCGCAGGAACAAAGACAAAATAACTTAAAAGGAGAAAAAAATGTCTGTACTTAACACACTCACCGAAGGCATCAGAGCACGCTCTCTTGCTAATGAAGGTGAAGCTCTTCTTGAGAAGTGGGAAAAGACAGGTCTTCTAGAGGGTCTTGACGACGGTGGTCGTTCAAACATGGCTCGTCTTCTAGAAAACCAGGCTGCTCAGCTTCTTAAAGAACAATCCACAATGGCTGCCGGCGATGTCGAAGGTTTTGCCGCTGTTGCGTTCCCAATCGTTCGCCGTGTATTCGGTCAGCTATTGGCACAGGATCTTGTATCCGTTCAACCAATGAGCCTTCCATCAGGTCTCATTTTCTTCCTAGACTTCACCTTCTCTGGTGATTCTGGCATGAAAGATAGTGCTTTCCGTCTAGGTCAGGGTGCTGGCACATCCGTCTATGGCGGCGGTGTCGTTGCTTCTCAGCTTACAGGTGGTGTTGATCTTGCTAATAACAACGGTCAGCTTTCTGCTTACAGCTTGAACAACGGTTTTGCTAGCCCAACAGGTTCTCAAACAGAAGCACCAGTAATCATTGCTTCTGGTACCTTCGGCGACACTGACACCTCACCAGGTGGTGAATACTTCAGCGTACTACGTGCTGATCCAGTTTTCGTATCTGGTACAACACAGTATCTTGTTGCAACCGTCGGCACCCCAAGTGACCTTAACAAGGATGATCTAGTATCCTTGACCGTTTCTGGTTCTGGTATCGCTGGTGGTATTCTTGGTGCTGGTAGCTTCCAGGTTCGCCGCTTGACAGCTTACTCTGGTTCTACAGAAGCTACACTAAACCTTGTTTTCGCTGGTACTGAAACCTCTGACGCCTTGAGTAGCTCCGTTGGTGATATTACAACACAAACCTACGCTATGGAAGACAACTTCAACAATGGTGGTGCTATCGGCTCCGTCGTCGGTGCTTCTGAGTGGGGTCTTGAAGCTAACACCAACATCCCAGAAATCGACATCAAGGTTGATTCCGTTGCTGTAACAGCTTTGACCAAGAAGCTCAAGGCTAAGTGGTCCCCAGAGCTAGCTCAAGACTTGAATGCTTACCACAACCTCGACGCTGAAGTCGAATTGACAAGCATCCTTTCTGAGCAGGTCGCTCTTGAAATCGACCAAGAAATCCTTGAAGATCTCGTCAAGGGTGCTACCGCTGGTACATTGTACTGGTCACGTAGCCCAGGTAAGTTCTTGAACCGTGAAACAGGTGCTATCCTCTCCGGTACAGATTACCCAGACTTCACAGGTACTGTCTCCGAATGGTACGAAACACTTCTTGAAACAGTCAATGAAGTAAGCGCTCGTATCCACCGTAAGACACTACGTGGTGGTGCTAACTTCCTCGTATGCTCTCCAGAAGTAGCAAACATCCTCGAATTCACCAGCGGCTTCCGTGCTGCTGCTGCTGTAGATGATGCTGCTGGCTCTTGGGGCGTCAAGCAAGTTGGTTCTATTAGCCGTAAGATGGACATTCACGTCGATCCTTACTTCCCACGTAACCTACTTCTAGTAGGACGTAAGGGCAGCAGCTTCCTAGAGAGCGGCTACGTATATGCTCCTTACGTACCACTACAAGTCACACCAACCATCTTTGGGCCAGAGGACTTCGTACCTCGTAAGGGTGTCATGACCCGCTACGCCAAGAAGATGGTACGTCCTGACATGTATGGTTTGGTTGTTTGTGCAGATCTAGTATCTGACGTCGGCTAATAAACTCCCACAGGAGTGAATAAACCTGAGAGAACCCCGTCCTAGTGGCGGGGTTTTCTTATTTAGGGATAAAATAGGGAACCAAAAAACTATTTATACAATAAGCGAGGGTCAATAATGCCTACAAACCTACAACCAGCAAGTACAGTAAGTGCTGTTGTCCTACCAGCAACAGGAAATACTGATGATGTTTTAAGTTCTTTATCATACGGTATTTATAATACTACTGCATTCATTAGTGGTGCTGCTGACCAAGTAGCCTACACCTATAATAAGCTTGGCGGGAGAGTATTAGACCTAGAGATAACACCAGCTATTGTATATAATGCTTATGAAGAAGCATGTTTAGAGTATTCCTACCTAATCAATACACACCAGGCTAAGAATGTCCTTTCTGATATGCTTGGCAACACTACGGGGTCTTTTGATGAGGACGGTGAATTTACAGAGTACTCTGGTTCTGGCGGACTTACAACTAAGCCTAATCTTAAGTTCCCACGCTTTCAGCTTGGCTATGCAACTCACGTCGGTCGTGGTGTAAGTCTTCACGCTGGTGTGGGTGCCTCCCAAACAATCTACTCTGCTTCTTTTGATGTCGTGCAGGATGTGCAGGATTATGATCTACAAGAGATTATTTACAGTGCATCTTTGGAAGCCGGCTCTCCATTCACAGGTAGTGTCGGAACAAGTGCAATAACTATTCAGAAAGTATATTACAAGACACCACAAAGTACTTGGAACTTCTTTGGTGGTTACTCAATTGGTGCTGTTGGTAACCTTTCTACATACGGAATGTATGCTGACGACAGTCAGTTCCAACTAGTCCCTGCTTGGCAAAATGTTCTACAAGCTTATGCTTTTGAGGAGGACATGAATGTTCGTGCTTCTCACTATTCTTTTAGAATCAATAATAATAAGTTAAGAATCTTCCCAACTCCAAGCGGCGTCGAACCAACAAAGTTTTGGGTAGATTTTAGAGTAGCTGAAGATGCCTTCTACGAGGAGGCAGATAGAAAGTATGGTGCCGATGGTGTGAATAATATGAACACACTGCCCTTCCCAAATGTACCATACAAAAATATCAACAGTATTGGTAAACAGTGGATTCGCCGATTTGCCCTATCACTAGCAAAAGAAACACTAGGTCAGGTACGCTCCAAGCTCGCTTCAATCCCAATCCCAGGAAACGAAGTCACTCTTAATGGTCCTGCTCTAGTTTCCGAAGCAAAGGAAGAGCAAAACGCCTTAAGAGATGAACTCAAGGGCGTCTTGGATGAAATGGCTTACGGTGCTCTCGCTGAAGGAGATGCTCAGCTAATGAATAACCTTCAAGAAGTCGTTGGGAAAATCCCAATGGGCATTTATGTGGGTTAGATAAATGGCTCAAAACAGATGGACACAACCAGCAACTCCTCCACCACCGTTATTTGTTGGTAGAGCAGAAAGAGATTTTGTAAAGCAGATCAATGACGAGGTTATTGAACACGTCATCGGTCAGCAGATACTCTACTTCCCACTTGATATGAAGAGAACAAACTATAACGATCTTTATGGGGAAGCAATACAAAAAACATTCCTTCCACCAATCCGTGTTTATTCTCTAATAAACTATGATGGCTCCACAAGAACACAAGATGAGTTTGGGTTTGATAGTATTTTTAATATTACCGTGAATTTCCATAAGCGTCGCTTGTCAGAAGATCAAGACTTGTTTGTTCGCCCTGGAGATTTTATTCAGTATGACGCTCAATATTTTGAGATTACTGATGTCTTTGAAGATGCACGATACTTGTTTGGTCAAGACGTTGATTTTGCTGACGGCAGTGCCCTAGCTGTCCAAGCCACTTGCCGACAAGCACGCAAAGGTCTGTTCAATCCAGGGAAAAGAATATAGGAAATTAGACTATGCCTAAAAGAACAGAGTTAAACCAAGATTTAGACGCAAAGTATGGTTTTCGACCCTCTACCATAGAGGACATTGATAGAGCCCTTTATAACTTTGTAAATGACGATCTAAATATCTTTTGTAACACAAATGAAGGCTTCCGCAAAGTGCCCGTTCTCTTTGCTTCCCCAGAGCGTGCTTTTTCAATCAAGGACGACCCTGAACTACGCAAGAACGGTAGAACACTAGAATACCCACTTATCTCTATTGTTCGTGGCCAAATGGTTAATAACCCTTCTAACAAGGGTAAGTATGGTGTCTATATTCCGCCATATTTCGGCTTTTACAAGCGTGGTGGCTCAATCCCAATCGCTCGCCAAGTCAATCAAGAGAAATCAAGAGACCGTGCGAATGCGACGGCACAAAGAAAATATAATCAAAGCACATTCCCTTTTGACAATGAAAAGGTAGTGTATGATACACTGTATGTCCCAATGCCAACTTATGTAGAGATAACCTACGAGATTAAGATGGCCACAGAGTTTCAACAGCAGATGAACGAAATCATTGCTGCGATGATGGGAAGGTTCTCAACTCCAGTGGCCTTTAAGATTGAGCACGAAGGGAATGTCTATGAAGCCTTTGGTGACGAAACATTCTCAAACGAGAGCAATAACTCAGGACTAAACACAGACGAAAGAATGTTTAAATCTACAACAACAATCACAGTGTTGGGATATATCTTAGGAGCAGATAAGAATGAGGATGTTCCTGCTGTAATCCGCCGTGAATCCGCCGCTGAAGTTACAATTGGTAGGGAAAGAACAGTGGTGGGCGACGAGCCTGAGTTCCATGCGGGCAGAAAAGATAAATACAGATCATAACAACCTGGCGTTTGGAATACCGCCCTACTATTTATTATTGGTATTTAGTGTAAATTCTTGAATACCGTACTATACGCATAAGACCGAGGAGAATACATTTCGATGGCTGACAACTCTTCTAAAAAGTTTAAGTTCATTTCACCTGGAGTGTTCATTGACGAAATCGATCAATCACAACTTCCAGCCGTACCAACCGAAGTAGGACCAGTAGTTATTGGTCGTGCTCGTAAGGGACCTGCTGACAAACCTGTACAAGTAGAATCTTTTTCTGACTTTGTTCAAACTTTCGGCAATCCTGTTGCTGGTAACGAAGGTGGCGACACCTGGCGTGAAGGCAATAATACTGCTCCAACCTACGCTGCATATGCTGCCAAGGCTTGGTTGAGAAATAACTCTCCTCTTACCTTCCTTCGAGTTCTTGGTGACCAGAAGACTGGTGTAGCTGATGCTGGAAAGGCAGGCTGGGAAGTCAATCCAGCAACATCGTCTAATGATGGTGGTGTTTTTGCTCTTGTTGTTTGGCCGTCCGCTTCTGTTAGCTCTTCTGCTCCTGCCCATATTAGCGGTGCAGTTGCTGCTCAGTTCTACACAAATGGGCGAGTTCTTCTTTCTGGCTCAACAACCACAGGGAAGAATGGCTCTACTCTTTATGAAGTGCCAACAAATGGTGACTTCAAGCTTGTCTTCGTAAGCGGCAGCACAGATGAAGAGCTTAAAGTAAGCTTGGATCCAAGTAGTCCTAACTTTATTCGTAAAGCTCTAAACACAAATCCAACAATCACTAACTCTGCTATTACAGCAGCCTCAACAAGAACATATTACCAAGGTGGTTTCTACTGGCTTGGTGAATCTTTTGAGTATTCCATTGAGCATACTAGCTCTACAGGCATTGGTTTGTTGGCTGGTGGTGACACTACCAAGTATCATGCAGCCATTCTTCCAATGGTCGAGAATAATACAAACGTAAGCGTCCAGCAAAACAACTGGCGTGCTGCTGCTACAAGAGCAACAACAGGCTGGTTCATTTCACAGGACCTTAGCACAAACACAGGTTCTTATGCTGCTCGTAACCAGCAACAACTCTTCCGTCTTGAAGCTCTATCCGCAGGTGAGTGGGCTCAAAGGGAAGTAAAAATCTCTATATCAAACATTAAGGCACCTACAGGTGATTATCAGAGCTATGGTTCCTTCTCAGTATTGGTTCGTGATATTAACGATACCGATAACAGACAAATCATCCTAGAGCGATTTGATGATTTGAACTTGAACCCAGCATCTGAAGACTACATTGCTAAGAGGATCGGTGACCGCTATCAAGTCTATAGCACCACTGCTCAGCGTAATGTAGAATATGGTGAGTTCGAAAACCAATCTAACTACATCCGTGTCGTAATGAACGACGACGTCGCTGTCGGCTCTGGTGAAACACGCTGGCTACCATTCGGCGTCTTCGGCCCAACAAAGTACAGAAACGTTGGTTTGGTCAGCGGATCAGAAGGGTTTTCAGTTCCCTCTACACCAGCCGCTGCTTCTAGAGGTGATTACCGCACAATGCTTGACGGTAATAACTCTACTAACTACGGCACTGCGGGCCACCTAGCGGGTAACAACGATATTCTATCTCTAGATGTTGTCGGCGGTGATAGCTTCAGTGGCTCCATTCAGTTCCCAAGCGTTCCATTGCGTCTAAACAGCACTGATGGAAGCCCAAGAAATAAAAAGAATACTTTCTGGGGTGCCTGGACAGGTCGTTCCAGAAGCGACACTTTCTACAACCCAGAAATAACAGATATGCTAAGAGCAAGAACTTTCGACCTCTCTAGCTTTAATGAGAACCCAGCTAACACTGACCTTGACGTTGAGGGTGAAACATTCGCTCAGACAGGTTCTGCTGTAAATATCTCTTGGGTCTTCTCCCTAGACAACATCTCAGGCTCTACTGCTGCTGGTTATACTTACAATAACAGCTACCGTGCTGATGGCAAAAGTGTTGGTAACTACACAGACACACTAAGCGAAGGTCTTGACCGATTTACAACTGTATTGCATGGTGGCTTTGATGGTCTAGATATTACAGAGCGTGAAGCTTTCCGTAATACTAAGATGGATAACCAGACAGAAGACACTTCTTATGAAATCTACTCTTTGAGAAAAGCAATTAACATTGTCTCCAGCCCAGACGATGTATCGATGAATGCTATCGTAATGCCAGGTATTACAAACGAAACAGTAACAAACGATCTTTTGGATACTGCTGAAGAGCGTGGCGACGCCCTAGCGATCATTGATATTGAAAATGCTTACACACCAGACACAGAAGACACTGGTTCTGCGGAAGACAGAAACTCCAACAACACACCAGACCGTGCCGCTTCTGCCCTAGCTACCCGCAGCATCAATAACAGCTATGGCGCTACATACTACCCTTGGGTAAGCATTTTGGACACTGAAACAAACCAGAGACTATGGTCACCACCATCAGTCGCTGCCCTTGGCGTCTTGTCTAATACAGACAGACTTCAGGCACCTTGGTTTGCCCCAGCAGGCTTCACTCGTGGCGGTCTAAGCGAAGGTGCTGCTGGCGTCCCAGTTTTAGACGTATCACGCAGATTAACATCTGACGATCGTGACACACTCTATGAAAACAACATTAACCCAATCGCCAAGTTCCCAGCAGAAGGGATTGTCATCTTCGGACAAAAGACACTACAACAAACAGCAAGTGCTCTTGATCGAATCAATGTCCGTCGCTTGATGATTTACTTGAAGCGTGAGATCTCTTTCATCGCCTCAAGGCTTCTATTTGCTCCAAATGCACAAGCAACATGGGATCGCTTCTTGGGTCAGGCTGAGCCAGTCCTTCGTGATGTCAAGGCTCAGTTCGGTATTGAGGACTTCCGACTAATCTTGGACGAATCAACAACCACACCAGATCTTATCGATCGCAACATCATTTATGCTAAGTTGTACGTGAAGCCAACCCGTGCTGTAGAGTTCTTCGCAATCGACTTCATAATCACAAACAGTGGGGCATCTTTCGAGGATTAATCCGCTGGATAACTATTTATTACGAGGAGCTAAATAAACAATGGCAAGTCTATTTTGGGGTCAAGCAAATAGCGAACCAAAACGTCAATTTCGGTTTGAACTAAGTTTCACTTCTAGAAACGGTAACCAAGCAGGAGATATTCCTGTATGGACCGTGAAGACTGCTACAAAGCCAGTCGCTGCTGTGAGTACTATTACTCACCAATATATTGACCACACATTCAACTTTCCAGGTCGTGTAACCTGGAATCCAATCACTGTGACTCTAGTTGATCCTGTTCAACCTGACTTGTCCTATGCCTTTTTAGATATCCTCGGAGCTTCTGGATACAAGTACCCAGACACAGCCAACGTTGCTAAAATCAGCTTGAGCAAGAAAGCATTTAAAGATGCTATTGGCTCTATAGTTCTTAAGCAGATTGATGCTGACGGTAACGAAGTTGAGCGTTGGGAGCTAGTGAATCCAATCATCACTAACATTGATTTCGGCGGAACACTATCTTACGATTCTGATGACATGGTAGAAGTCACTTGTGAAATCACATATGATTGGGCTGAGCTTAAGCGTAGCGGCGTATCCAATACTTCTCCGCCATCTACTCGTGGCTAATTAGACTCTTTACACCAAAGAGTTAATAAGTTACACTATAAAAAGAAAGGTTACAAAACATGAGTAGAAACCAAGACCGTTTAGGTTTGAACAATACACCATTGCAAGACGAGACCCCTGCTGCAACCACCGCAGCAGTAGGTATTGGAGTCCCTTCTAATACAGGAGGTCCAAGCTTTAGTTGGTCAGTTCCAACTGAGTTTGTAGAACTACCAAGTCAGGGAATGTTTTATTCAACGGATCACCCTCTTCATAACCAGAAGACCGTTGAGATCCGTTTTATGACGGCAAAAGAAGAAGATATACTAACTTCAAGATCCCTTCTAAAAGAAGGTGTAGCCTTGGACCGTATGCTACAGAACCTGCTGGTAGATAAAAGCATTAATATTAAAACACTCCTTGTAGGCGATAAGAACGCACTTCTAGTAGCTGCTAGGAGAACAGGGTACGGACCAGAATACGAAACTAATGTATCATGTCCAGCCTGCACCAATACAGAAGATTACTCATTTGACATCTCAGAGCCATCAATGATTGACTTTGTCTCAGCGGCTCAAGAGAACTCATTGACCATAAGTCAGGACGGACTTGTAGAGATTCCTCTTCCAATGACCAAAGCTGTTGTAGCTTGCAGGTTCTTGACTGCTGAAGACGAAACACGCCTAATGAAGGAAACAGAAAGAAAAGAAAAGCGCAAGATGCAATCATCTGCTACGACAGACGCAATCAGATCTTTCATTGTTTCAGTAAATGGTCAAGCTGACCCAATGTCTATTGAGACATTCATTCAGACAATGCCTGCACGAGATGCAAGAGTTCTAAGAAAGACATATTCACAACTTGTTCCAAATATTGATTTGACTCAGAACTATGAGTGTAACAATTGCGGATATGAAGCGGACCTGGAGGTTCCGCTTGGTTTAGACTTTTTTTGGCCTGAATAGCGAATACATAGAAAGCGTTTATGAGCAACTGTTCCAACTAAAGTATCACGGCGGTTGGAGCTTCTTCGAGACTTATAACCTGCCTGTAAATGTTCGTGTGTGGTTTTTAGAACGCTTGGTAAAGCAGAAAAAAGACGAAGCACAGCAAACCCAGCAATCAACCCAAAGCTCTGGTCGTGGCAGAACTTATAAACCGTGATAAATGTATTTAACAACTATTTATTAGGCAGACGTATGCGAGGTTTGTCTATATGAATATTGATTTTGAAAATGAGGTTCTAGATTTGACTGCTCTCCGTGAGGAGCAGCAACTCAATGAAAATATCCTAAATGTCTTCGCTGCTTGGATTCAGTACCTCTTGTCTAAGATGTACAAGGGTCGCAGAATACCTGTTCGTGTTCGAGGGAACAGAATAGAAGTAGAGAGATTCACAGACACTCTCGTTAATGAAAAAAGATATATGGATTATATCAAGAAGTATGGACTTGATGACCCATTGACTTATAAGCAAAAAGCAAAGCTTGATGTTGCTATCAAGAGATTTGAAAGGGAAGCTGGTATTAACTGGCCTATTCGTAACTGAGGGGCTGATTGATGGCTAACATCGAAGACTTACGGAAACAGCTTGAAGACCTTAGGATAATAGACGAAGAGGCTTACAAGGCAGCCCTTAAGAATCTTAAGGCCCAAAAGGAACTAAAAGCACAGCTAGATCAAGGGAAAATATCTCTTGAGGAATACAACAAAGCGGTTGATTCTAGCACAGAAAAGTTAAATGAAAACGAAAAGCAGATATTAGATACTCAGAAGGCTCTTCATGAGGCAACTAAACAGCAGGAAGCTCTTAAAAAAGCTACTGGCCTGCTTACCGCAGCGTATGACAAGGCTACTTCAACATTTGATGCTTTTACGGGGATGCAGACAAGCTCTCTAAAAGGCACAATGGATCAGGTTGTAGCTATTAGAGACCTGTCTTTCCGCATTCAAGGTTTGAGCGTTGATATACGTCGTCAGACAGGTTTTGCAAACAGGCACACTAAAACCTTTATGGGGTTGAGAAACGAGTTTCTTAATGTTGGTCTTACAAGTGAAGACGTCAGCAAGTCAATCATATCGCTATCAAGGAACTTTAGTGCGTTTGACGCAATGGCTGCTGAAAATCGCAAAAGCCTAGTAAGCCTATCAAAAGACTTCGCCATTCTTGGGGTTGATTTTGAGACTTTTGCTGCTGCCCAAGAGCGTATAAGGTTCTCATTTGGCTTAACTTCTGATGCTGCTATCGCTGCAACCAAGCGAATGGAAGACGTAGCTAATATAACTGGTCGCCCACTAGAAGCAGTGCTTAAGGATTTGTCAGACGTTGGTCCAGAGCTTGCTCGTTTTGGTGCTCAAGGTGTTCAAGTATTTGAGGGTCTCGCTAAACGTGCTCGTTCGTTAGGGCTTGGCATCAAAGAAGCATTTGACATTACGGAACTTTTCGATACTTTTGAAAGTGCCGCAAATGTTGCTGGTCGCTTGAATGCCCAGTTAGGACTTCAGCTAAACTCTGTAGAACTAATGAGGGCAAGTTCAGATGAAAGACTAGACATTCTACG